TAATTTAGCCCCAGCCATAAGGTTTTTAATACCTTCGTCTAGTGTCTTTGCTGTTTTTTCTACTTTTATCATAGTTTCTCCCTATTAGTTATTGAGTTTTTAACATTATAAATCCACCTGACAACATCAATGCCATACCGCCTAAAGCGTACATAAACATTTCAATTAGTGAATTTGCATTTTCTACACATTTACCATCACAATCGCCAGCAGAACCAGCCATCATAGCAATACCTAGAAATATCAAGGTTGCAGAAATTATAGTTTTTATCATAGTGTTTACTCTCTCTTTCTTTATTGGGTTAATTCAGGAAGAACAATAATAGATTCTAGTTTAAAATCTTTATTATCTTTCATATATTTGTTTAACTCAGCGTGAGTTATAGATTGGTCTTTTTTAAATAAAGATAATGCAGGTTCAATAACGGTGTATGAATCAGCAATTACAAAATCTTTATTATAAAATAGTGTTAATTCTTGAACGTAGTCAGTTTTCATAGTGTTTGTGTCCTTTCTCATTTTACTTGTCCATCCTATCACGCCTAAATATAGAAAGCAAGCGAAAAATGGCGAAAAAAAGCGTTATATTTCAACGATTTTTGACTTTTTTTGTTCTGGTTACGTTCTTTTTGTGCGTTTCCTGTTCAAAAATACAAGAAAATTGCGATTCTTTTAGTTATGAGAGCGAATCAGCGCTAAAAATGTTGAAAAATGAGAAAATTTACGCTCATTTTCGTTGCATATTTTAACAATTTTAAAAAAAGTGAGTAAAAAATGGCAAAAATGAGAATTTTTAAGTTTTGGAATGAAAAAGGCGATGAAAAAGAAAAAGAAGCAATGAGTTTGAAGAAGGCAACAATGTCTGTACAAGGCGATTTTAAAGAATCAACCATTGCAGTTGAATATATCAGTAAAAAAGGCAAAAAAATGTGCCACAATATCAATATACCAATAGGTAGAAAAATTAGAGAAGCTGCAATTTTAGAAAAAAAGAGATTGGCAATAAAAGCAGCTAGAGAAGCAAAAGAAAAAAGTAGATATGCCGCTAATAGTTAGAAAAGGTGATGATTTATCAACTGGTCACGCTTGCGTAGGAATTACACAATTAGATACACCTGGTCAAAGTACGGTTTTTGTAAAAGGCATATTAGCTGCAAGAATAGGCGACCCTACCGTTTCACATCCTAATCCACCAGTACCAATATGTCCTAATCACGTAGCAACCGTAAATGCAGGTTCGCCAAACGTTTATGTTGCAGGAATTAAAGTAGGTAGAATTGGTGATAGCGCAGACGCAGGCAGTATGGTAGACGCAAAGAATAATACCAATGTTTACGCAAACGGCTAAGTAAAAGTATATAAATATTACCGTTATGGCACAATACGACTCAGCACTAGTAAGTAAATCTAAGCGTAATTCAAGAAAGTTTAGTGATATAGATTTAAACTTTACAAGAAATACAATTACAAGTGATATTATAAAAGTAGAAGATGTAATTGCTGTAAAAAGGTCAGTAAAAAATTTAGTTCAAACTAATTTTTATGAAAGACCATTTCAACCAGAATTAGGTTGTGGTGTAAGAGAATTATTATTTGAAAATTTTACACCTATGACAAAAATATTTTTAGAAAAAAAGATACAAGAAGTTTTACTTAATTATGAACCAAGAATAGATTTACAAAGTGTTAAAGTTGATGATGACCAAGATAATAACAGGTTAGTGGTTGATATTTATTTTTATGTTGTAGGTTCGCCAGGACCACAAACGGTTACCACATTTTTACAAAGGCTAAGATAATATGGCAAATAGCAAATTAGTAGTTTCAGATTTAGATTTTTCAGATATTAAAGATAATCTCAAAAAGTTTTTACAAAGTCAATCACAATTTCAAGATTATGATTTTGAAGGTTCTGGTCTTTCAATCTTATTAGATATACTTTCATACAATACTCACTATATGGCATATCTAGCAAATATGTCAACAAACGAATTATACCTAGATAGTGCCGATATTAGAAACAATATTGTATCACTAGCAAAAATGTTAGGTTATACACCTAACTCACCAAGAGCACCTAAAGCTTCAATCAATGTTGTTGTAAATGACGGAACAGGAACATCAATTACAATGGCAAAAGGTACCGTTTTTACTACTACATTAAACGATACAACTTATCAATATATTAATAACGAAGATATAACTACAACACCTGTTGATGGTGTTTTTACTTTTTCTAATGTAACCTTATATGAAGGTACTTTAGTTAAATTTAAATATACGGTTGATGAAACAGACGTTGACCAAAAATTTATTATACCAAGTTCTAACGCAGATACATCAACTTTAAAAGTTATAGTGCAAAACTCAGCAAGTGATACATCTTCTAACACTTATACATTGTCAAGTGGTTTTTCAGGTGTAGGTTCTGATAGTAAAGTTTATTTCATACAAGAAAGCACAGACGGTAAATTTGAAGTATATTTTGGTGATGGTGTTACCGGTAAAAAATTAGAAAATGGCAATGTAGTAATTTTAGAATATATTGTAACCAATAAAACATCTTCTAACGGTGCTAAAACTTTTGCTTTACAAGGAAGTGTCGGTGGTTTTACAAATGTTTCTATAACTACTAATTCAGTATCGCAAGGTGGTGCTGATAGTGAAGATAATGAATCAGTTAAATTTAATGCGCCTTTAAATTTTGCGGCTCAAGATAGAGCGGTAACAACAACTGATTATGAAACACTAGTAAAAGGAATTTATCCTAATGCATTATCAGTAAGTGCTTGGGGTGGTGAAGATGATGAAACGCCAAGATATGGTATTGTTAAGATTGCAATTAAGGCAGGTTCAGGTGCAACACTAACTGACCAAACTAAATTAGATATAGTAAATGGTTTGAAAAAATTTAATGTTGCTTCTGTTAAACCAGAAATTGTTGACCCGGAAACAACTTCAATAGTATTAACTTCTAATGTTAAGTATGACGCCAAGTCAACAACTAAATCTAAAGATACTTTAAAATCAGATGTTATAAAAACAATTACAGATTACAATACAGGTACATTACAAAAATTTGATAGTGTATTCAGACATTCAAAAATTACAGGTTTAATTGATGATACAGACAATAGTATTTTATCAAATATAACTACTTTAAAAATGAGAAAGAGTTTTACACCTACACTTAACTCTGCTACAAAATACGATATCTATTATAGAAATGCATTATATAATCCACATTCAGGTCATAACTCTGCTTCTGGTGGTATTTTAAGTTCAACAGGTTTTAAAGTTGAAAATGATAATAACGAAATGTTTTTAGATGATGACGGACAAGGTAATGTAAGAAGATATTACCTAGTTTCTGGTGTTAAAACTTATGCAAATGAAACGCAAGGTACAATTAATTATACAACAGGTCAGGTAACATTAAATTTAATTAATATTGCTTCTATATCAAATATTAGAGGCGCTGCTTCAACGGTCATAGAAATTACGGTACAACCATCTTCAAATGATGTTGTTCCTGTCAGAGACCAAATTGTAGAGATTGATGTTGCAAACTCAATAATTACCGTAGAAGAGGATACCTTTGTTGGTGGTTCTGCTGAGGCAGGTGTAGGTTATACAACATCAACAAGTTATTAATGACAAATGGCAAAGTTTAATGAAAAAATATCAGCAATTATTAACAGCCAAGTTCCTGAATTTGTAGTTGCTGACCATCCAAAATTTGCCGAGTTTCTTAAAGTTTATTATCAGTTATTAGAATCAGCAGAATTAAAAGTAAAAGATGTACAAAACACCGTTGGTGTTTTGATTGAAACTGAAACTGGTCAAGAAAACAATTTAGTATTTAACGCAACAAGAATAGGTAGTGCTATTACACCTATTGATGAAGGCGATAAAATATTATTAGAAGAAACTGGTTATGGTAAATTTATAGTTGGCGAAACTATAAAAGGTAAAACTTCAGGTGCAGAGGCAAAAGTATTAGCCGAAGATTTAACAAATGGTAGATTGTTTATATCTGCTCAAGATAAATTTATTACAAATGAAATAGTAGATGGTTTAGAATCTTTAGCGTCTGCTACTATTACTAATTACAGACCTCAACCTGTACAAAATATATCAGACCTTGTTAACTTCAGAGACCCCGATAAAGCAATTGAATCATTTTTAAATAATTTTAGAAATGAATTTTTAGCAACACTACCTGAAGTATTAGATAGTGAAGTTAATAAAAGAAACTTAATTAAAAATATTAAATCATTATATAAGGCAAAAGGTACGGCTGCAGGTCACGAATTATTTTTTAGATTATTATTTAATGAAAGTTCAGAAACAATATACCCTAGAGAAAATTTATTAAAAGCTTCTGATGGTCAATTTGACTCTTTAAAAATTTTAAGAATTCTTGAAAGAGTTGGTAATACAGAGGGACTAATTGGTAGAACAATTACAGGTAAAGATTCAAGAGCAACTGCTATTATTGAAAACTTATCACGTTTTCAAATAGGTGATTCAACGGTTACTGAATTAATTTTAAATCAAGATAGTATTGTTGGTGCTTTTCAAATAGGTGAAGAAGTATCAGGAACAATTAGTGATACAGATGACTATTTTATTAAGGCAGATATAACAGGTATTCCAGGCACAAAAACAATTACTAATGCAGGTTCACTTTATAAAATAGATGACAACGTAAAAGTTACCGCTGGTGGTGTTGGTGCATTATTTCAAATTTCAGATATTGGCGCAGGCAAAATTGATGAATTAGTTTTAGATGACGCAGGTTCTAATTATAATATTGGTGATACTATTAATTTTGATAACACAGGTACTTTTGGTTCAAATGCTGCCGGTTTTGTAAGAGTAGTAAATGGTGGTATTGCTAACGAAGATAATTCAGGCGATAACGTTGTATTAGAGGAAGAAACTGAAAGTGGCGATATTTATTCAGGTAACAAAATAGTTCAAGAAGCTGCCACAGGTTCAGGAGATATTACAGATTTATTTTTATCAAATACTGGTAATGGTTATAAAAGTTTACCAACAACAACTATTGTAAGTTCAAGTGGTAGTGGTGGTAAAGTTGTTGCATATGGTGATAACGTAGGAAAAATTAATTCATTAAAAACGGTAGAACACGGTAAAGGTTATGAGACAGCACCATCACCAACTTTAACTTTTATTAAAAACTTTTTAGTAATTGATATAACAGGTGCATTTATATCAGGTAATACTTTTACTACTTCAGGTGGTGCTTCAGGTAAAATTTTAAGTTTAGATACTAATACAAGTGTTTTAAAATTAGATGAAGTTACCGGCACTATTAATATAAATGATACTATAACATCACAAACAGGTGGTACTGCTAAAATTAAAAAACACAATTTAGCAACTGCTACCGTAAACGTTGTACCTATAACAGATACAGATGGTGAATTTATTAATGAAGTAGGTAAACTTTCAGAAAGCACAATGAAAATACAAGATAGTTTATACTATCAAGATTTTTCATATGTAATTAAAGTAGGTCAATCTATTAATGCTTGGCGAGATAGTTTTAAAAAAACTATGCATACTTCAGGTTTTTATTTTACAGGACAAGTTAACGTTGCAACTCAATTAGATTTAAGTTTGAAATCGCCTGTTATTGGTTCAGTTTCAGGTGTTGCTGATAGTCCATTTATGAGATTAATTAATACTCTATTCTCTACAATATTTGGTAGAAGATTAGGAACAACAACTGACGGAACAAGTAAGAGAACAAATGCTTTAATAAGTGGTGCTATTGATAGTGACCCATTAACACACGAACATTTTAGTGATAATCAAAGAGACGTAACCTTAACAAGGGCACCTCTTGAAATTGACTATTTAAGTAGAGTTAGAAGACAAATACCTGATTCAACTCAATCACATAACGTTAGACAAGGACACGCTTACGCAGGACCAAGATATGCATTTTTAGACAAGAATATACAAACTATATTTGATGGCGCTGGTTTTACATTTCAGACTTTTCACGATATAAAAATCATAGGTACTAGAACAGGACTAGATGGTCAACCAGCAATATTCATTGCTACATCACATCCAGATGGTAGAAATCTAAAGACTAATTTTACAATACCTGCTACGATTGCAACTAACAAAAACGACTTTTCTAACACAATTACCAACTTCAGCCAAACAACTGCTACGTTTGATGATACAACACCATAGGAATGATTATAAATAGTAGAGAGATTTAAAATATGCCAAAGAGTACAATAAATTTAGGAAGTTCACCAAATGACGGAACAGGTTCAAACCTACGTACTGGTGGTACTATAATTAATAATAACTTTAACGAGATATATTCTAATTTTGGTGATGGTTCTAATTTAAAACCATACATTGACTTTGCAGATGACTCGTCAACGGTTTTAAGAACAAACATAGGTAATCCTATAACGGTTACTGGTGGTCTTGGTATTCAAACTTCAATTACTTCAGGTAAATTACAAATTGCAGTAGATAACTCGGTACTAACTGCTAACGCAACTGCTACACTTACAAATAAAACTATTAGTTTAAGTAATAATACCGTTTCAGGCACATTAACAGAATTCAATAATGCATTAAGTGGCACAGACTTTGCTACAACAGACCAAACTCAAACAATTACAAACAAAACATTAAGTGGTGCATTAAACACATTTACAGCAATACCAAATACTGGTCTTGCTAATTCAGGTATTACAATTAGAGATAACACTTCAACAACAGATGTTGTAAATTTAGGAGAAACATTATCTATTTTAGGTACAGGTTCAGTATCAAGTTCGGTTACAGGTAATACGGTAACTTTAAACGTATCAAACTTAACAAACTCTGACTTATCAGGTAGTGCAGGTATCACTAATGCAAACTTAGCTAATTCTTCAATAACAATTGGTAATGCTTCTGTAAATTTAGGAGATACTTTAACAAGTGCAGGTAATTTTAATTTAACAGGTTCATCTTCAATTTCTGGTACAGGTACTATTGACCAAACTGGTTCAGGTTCTAAAGTTAGATTTAACTTTGCTAACGTACCTAGTTTCCCTAGTTATTCAACATATTCAGGTTCTATTGCAATTGATGAAACAAATGAAATAATGAAGTTTGCTTCGCCTAGTGCTTGGATTGAAGTATTATCAGAAAACTCTGTACTAGATAAAATTTCAAACGTATTTCAAACTGGTGTACAAAATGGTTACGTACTAAAATGGAATTCAGGTACTGCTCGTTGGGAAGCAAATGCAGAATCAGCTGGTGGAATAACGGTACAAGAAGAAGGTTCTTCTTTATCATCAAGTGCTACAACATTAAACTTTGTAGGTTCTGCTGTGACCGCTACAGGTACAGGCGCAACAAAAACTATTACAATAACTGGTGGTTCAAGTGCATTAAACGATATTACAGATGTTACCGTTTCATCGCCTGTTGCTGGTGATAGTTTAGTTTATGATGGTTCTGGTTGGGTACAAGCACAAACACCAGTATCACAATTATTGGTAACTAATAATAGTTCAAGTGCTTACAGATTTACAGGTGCAGGTTTCCCTTCAACTTCAGGTGATAATCCTGATTTACATTTAAAAAAAGGTCAAACTTATTACTTTATTAACAACTCTGGTGGTTCACACCCATTCAGAATACAATCAACAACCGGTACAGGTGGTACAGCGTATAATACAGGAGTTACCAATAATGGTGCTTCTTCAGGTGCAATAATATTTCACGTTTCAATGGATAGTCCAGCAACTCTTTATTATCAATGTACATCACACGGTGCAATGGTAGGAAACATTAACATAACATAGTGAGAAGTCTTATAAATATTGATTAAGGAAGAAAAAATATGCCAGCAATTATAACAAACAAGTTTAGAATACACAACTCTGAGCAGTTTAAAGAGTCTTTTTCTGAAGCTTCAGGAAACACATATTATCTAGGTATTGGTAGAGCAATGCCATTTAATACTGCTACAAGAGGAGATGGTAGAACAGACAATCAAGGTACAGATGTTTTACCAATTACACCAGCAGATAATTTAAATGCAGAATCATTTACTTATGATGATTTACTTGCAGTTAAAAAAGTGGCGGCTACAGACACAGCTTTTGTAGCACCAAGAAGAAACTGGCAAACTGGTACTACTTACGATATTTACAGACACGACTATGGTGAAAGAATTACTGGCACAACTACTCAAACATCAGCTAATAGTGGTGTATTTAATTTATTTGACGCAAACTTTTATGTATTAAACTCAGCAAGAAACGTTTACAAATGTTTAGATAATAATAACAATAGTGCTTCAACGGTAGAACCTACTGGTACAGACACAATTGTATTATCAACTGCTGATGGTTACAAATGGAAATATATGTACACAATGTCTGCTTCTGAACAATCTAACTTTTTATCTACTGACTTTATGGCAGTTTCAACAAATAGTTCAGTATCTTCAAATGCTGTAGATGGTTCAATTGATATTGTAAAAATTAAAACTGCTGGTTCAGGTGGTACAGATGGTACACACACAAACATTCCAATTAGAGGTGATGGTACTGGTGGTGTTGTATCGGTAACGGTAACTTCAGGTGCAGTAACCTCGGTAGCGGTTACAACAGCAGGTTCAGGTTATACTTTTGCAACAATCAGTAATGACCAAATAGTGGCTGCTGGTGCAACAAATCTTGTTGGTGCAGAATTAGATGTAATTATTCCACCAAAAGGCGGACACGGATTTAATGCAGTACAAGAATTAGGTGCTTTCTTTGTAATGACTAATACAAGTTTAGAAGGAACAGAATCAGCAAACTCTGGTGACGTTTCAGTTGCTAATGACTTTAGAAAAGTATGTTTAATTAGAGACCCTAAATCAGGTGGTTCGGCTGCTTCAGCAAATACATTAAGAGCTACAACAGCAATTAAATTAACAGGTGTTTCAGGTTCTTTTAGTGTAGATGAAAAAATTACTCAATCATCAACAGGTGCAGTAGGAAAAGTTATTGAATTTGATTCTACAAATGCCATAATTTATTTTGTACAAAGCAGACACTCAAACGAGGGTATTGACGCAAACGGAAATCAAGTTGCCTTTTCAGGTTCAGGACAAATTTCTGGCGAAGGTGGTACACCAGCAACAGCAACACCTGATACAAGTCATAGTGCAACAACAAATAACGTAGTATTCAATTCAGGATATTCTGTGCCAGAAATAGACCACGATTCAGGTGATGTTTTATATGTAGAAAACAGAGCACCAATAACAAGAGCGGCAGACCAGACAGAGAATATCAAGTTGATTATAGAATTTTAAGGGGATAACAGACTATGCCAAGTCCAACTGATTTTAACCTCTCTCCTTATTTTGATGATTTTTCAGAAGCGAAGAATTTTCATAGAATATTATTTAGACCAGCGTTTGCTGTTCAGGCGAGAGAGTTAACACAATCACAATCAATTTTACAAAACCAAATTGAAAGATTTGGTGACCATATGTTCAAACAAGGAGCAATGGTTATTCCTGGTCAAGTATCTATTGATACTGAATACTCTTCAATAAAATTAACTTCAAAGTCAGCAAGTTCAATTAACGATTATAATAATACAATTATAACAGGTGGCACTTCAGGTGTAACCGCTGAAGTTATAGGTGTTTCAGCAACAGACGGTACAGACCCCGATACTTTATTTGTTAAGTATAATAAATCTGGTACTGATAATGCAAAAAATGTATTTGACGCTGGCGAAACTTTAACTTCCGATGGTACAGGTAATCCTACAGCCGTAGTTGCTACAACACATATTGGTTCAGCGGCAGGAGTAAAAAAAGGTGTTTATTATATTAATGGATTTTTTGTTCAAATAGATGACTCAACTTTAATATTAGACAAATATACAAATACACCATCATACAGAATAGGTTTAAAAGTATCAGAATCATTTATTACTCCTAATGATGATAATGATTTAAATGATAACGCTCAAGGCGTATCAAATACAAATGCTCCTGGCGCTCACAGATTTAAAATTTCATTAGCATTAACTAAAAAAACACTATCAGCTACAGATGATAATAACTTTTTTGAAATAGCAAGAGTTGAAAACGGTATTATTAAATCTTTTGTTAGAAGTACAGAGTATGCTGTATTAGAAGAAACATTAGCAAGAAGAACGTTTGATGAATCAGGCGATTATGTATTAACAAATCCTGATTTTGATGTAAGAGAACATTTAGCAACAGGTGATAACAGAGGTATTTTTGCAGCTGCTGATGGTGGTAGTGCAACTAAATTAGCAATAGGTGTTTCACCATTTAAAGCATATGTAAATGGTTATGAATCAGAAAAATTAGGAACAACATTTATTGATGTAGATAAGGCAAGAGATTTTGATACTGCTAATAATATTAAAACAAGATTTATATTAGATAATTATTTTAATGTTAATAATGTTTACGGAACACCAGATGTAGGATTTGTTTCTGGTGATGTTGAGGCATTTAAAACAATTAATTTATATAACGTACAAACAAGTGTTAGAGGTACTGAAATACCCGCTTTAAATTCTGGCATACCTCATATTGGTCGTGCTAAATCAAGAGGTTTCCAATATGTATCAGGCGCTGAAACAAATGATATATTTGCTACAACAGGTGTTTGGCGTCATTATATTTTTGATGTAGAATTATTTACTCATCTTCATATTACAACAGCAGTATCTTTTACAACAGGCGAAATAGTTGTAGGTTCTAATTCAGGTGCAACAGGTGTCGTACAAAGTGTTTCAGGTACATTTAATCAAGCAGCTCAAAGTATGAGTGCAGGTTCAGACGTTGTAGTTTTTGCAACAGACCACGGATTAGAAGATGGTATGCAAGTTACCTTATCAGGCGGTAATTTTGAAATAGATAGCACAACAGCTACTCAACCTGCCGTGTTTACGGTAAGAAATCATACTAACGATAGATTTGAATTGTTTAGTGCAGATGGTTTAACAAAACAAAATATTACTTCGGTAACTACACCTGCCACGGTTTCAAACGGTACGGTTGTTGTAAGTAATGTAAAAGGAAATTTTATAGAAGGTGAAACTTTAGTAGGTCAAACATCTAATAACTCAGCAACTATACAACAAGAAACAATTGGTTTTAAAGGTGTACAAAGTAAAGAAATAAATGAAGTTAAACAAATTGGTATGGCAGGCTCGCCAACTTATACTGCTGATACAGATTTAACTTCAACTTACGGCGATAATTTTGATTTACCAGGTAACGTATCAATAGCAAACAATGATGGTACTTTGAGAGGAAAAGGTACAAACTTTCAAACAGATTTAAAAATTGGTGACATTTTAACATTTACAAATGACGCTGGTGGCACAGAAAATGTTAGAATACAAAATATTACTTCACCTATTGAAGCTGAAGTAGAAATTAACGTAGGCGCTGCTAGTGTTACCACGGCTGCTGTTGTAACCAGAAAAAGAGCAAAATTACAAAATCCAGAAAACAACGTATTGTTATATAAATTACCTTACACAACGGTAAAAACATTAAAGACAACAACTAACTCTGGTCAAACAGATACAAACTTCCAAGTTAGAAGACAATTTACTGCCACATTATCATCAAACGGTGACGCAACAATATCAGCAGGTACAAATGAAACTTTTTCATCATTATCTAGTGGTGATTATTCTGTTTCAATTATGACAACTGGCTCAGGTAGCACAGGTCAAGTAGGTGATACATTAAGTTTAACAGGAAGTAACCACGAGGGAGATGTTATATTTGAATTAACAGGTTCTCCAGTAGGTAGAACATTAGACCTAGATTTTGGTGCTAATTTTGCAGGACATAAAATTAAAGTTTTAGCAACAATTAGTCGTTCAGTTGCAGGTTCAAAAACTAAATCATTAAACTCTAATCAAACAACAAACGTATCTAATCAATCAATTATTGAAAGTGGTGTTATACCAATAGGCAAGGCAGATATACAAAAAATTAATAGTGTTAAAATGTCAGGTGGTTTTGGTGCAGCTGCTACAAGTTCAGATACAGATATTACAAATAGATTTGATTTAGATGATGGTCAAAGAGATAACTTCTATGACATTGGTAGATTAAAATTAAAACCAGGTGCTATCAAACCAACTGGTCAATTATTAATTAATTTTGATTTCTTCTCTCACGGTTCAGGAGATTATTTTGATGTTGATTCTTATTCAGGTGTTATTAATTACGAAGATATTAAATCATATACATCTGATTCAACAGGTGAAAAATATGAATTAAGAGATACTTTAGATTTTAGACCAAGAGTTGATGACGCAAGTACAATTGATAGTGGTAACAATGATAGGTCTTATGATGGCACAGGTGCTTCAACAATTGATGTACCTAAATTTAATTCTGATATAACTTCAGATTTAGAATTTTATTTAAACAGAATAGATAAAATTTTCTTAACAAGAGAAGGTAATTTAAGAGTTGTAAAAGGTTCTTCAGATTTAAATCCACTATCACCAGATAATTTAGAAGGACATATGTTGATGGCAACCGTAAGTGTGCCTTCTTATACTTTAAATACAGCAGACGTATCGCTTGATAGAGAAGATAACAAGAGATACACTATGAGAGATATTGGTAATCTTGAAAGAAGATTAAAAAATGTAGAATACTATACTCAATTATCTTTATTAGAAGCTGATGCTCAATCTTTACAAATACAAGATGAAGATGGTTTTGACAGATTTAAAAATGGTTTTGTAGTTGATAACTTTACAGGTCACAATGTTGGTGATGTAGGAAGTAATGATTACAAACTATCTATTGATATGGCAAGAGGTGAGGCAAGGTCAAGATTTTCGGAAGATGTAGTTGAGTTAACAGAGGTTGATGATAAAGGATTTTCTGACGGTACATTTATTACAGAGGCAGATAGAGTTTTATTTAATTATGCAAAAACTGGTGATTTAATTACTTTACCTTATTCAGAAACTACTTTTATACAACAACCATTTGCTACAAAAACAGAAAACTTAAATCCTTTTTTAATTTTTAATTGGATAGGTGATGTTGATTTAGACCCACCTGTTGATGAGTGGAAAGAAACTAGAGTTGCTCCTGAAATAGTTGCAAACGTAAATGGTACTTTTGATATAATGGCAATTAACAGAGGGTTAAATCCTGCTAATAATGAAATACCAGTAGGTACGGTTTGGAATGAATGGCAAGACCAATGGTCTGGTAATCCTAGAACAAGTGCAAACTGGCAAGGTAATAGATTAGTTCAAACAACTTCAAGAACGGTAGGTCAAGTTAGAAGTGGTATTAGAACGTCAATAGTTCCTCAAACGGTTAGACAAAGTTTAGGTAGCAGAGTTATATCTGTCGCTTTTGTTCCTTTTATAAGAAGTAGAAATGTGGAGTTTCAAGCGTATGGTATGAGACCAAATACAAGAGTTTATCCTTATTTTGATAATGTTGAAATTTCAGCTTACGTAACCCCAGATGGTGGTTCTTCAGGCGGAAATATAATTACAGATTCAACAGGTTATGTAAAAGGAGTTTTTGCAATACCTGACCCTAACGATACAACAAAACCTAGATGGCGAACAGGTAAAAGAGTATTCAGATTAACAAGTTCATCTACTAATAGTCAAGATAGAACAGCTGTATCAACATCTGCTGAGGGTGATTATGACGCAAAAGGTTTATTAGAAACAACGCAAGAAGCTATTATTGCTACAAGAGAGCCGAGAACACAAAGAAGCACGGTAACATCTACTCAAACAATTACTAGAAGCGCTAGTAGAACAATTGCAGTTAGACAACCACCAGACAGAGGTGGCGGAGATGGAGGTGGCGGAAATAATGGCGACCCATTAGCACAATCATTTATGGTAGATGTAGAAGATGGTATATTCATAACATCACTAGACGCTTTCTTTGCAACAAAATCATCAACGTTGCCAGTAAAAGCAGAAATAAGAAATATGGTTAATGGTTATCCAGGACCTAAAGTTTTACCTTTTGCAAGAAAATGGTTAAATTCAAATCAAGTAAATACTAGTACAGATGGTTCAACAGCAACAACATTTACTTTTGACTCACCTGTTTATTTACAAGAAGGTATTGAGTATTGTATAGTTCTTTATTCAGATTCAGTTGATTATACAGCTTACGTTGCAAGGTTAGGTGAAAAACAAATTAACTCAAATAGAATTGTATCATCACAACCTAACATAGGTATTTTATTTAAGTCTGCTAATAATAGAAGTTGGACTGCTGAACAAATGGAAGATATGAAATTTACTTTAAAGAAAGCAGTATTTGACACTTCAGCACCAGGTACTTTAACATTAACAAACTTAAATACAGAAAGAACAAAAACTTTAAATGCAAATCCAATTAGAACATTTAATGGTTCAAAT